GGAGAGCAGACCGTCCGTGGCGTCGATGATGTCCGCGGAGATCTGCTTCTCCGGGCGGGAGAAGAACTGGAGCATCTGCTGGTGGATGAGGACCGCGAGGCGGAGGTTGTCCGTGTCCTTGCTCCTCCAGTAGAAGACGCCGGCGGCGGGGAACTGGCCGTTCTGGCCCTGCATGTAGAGGCCGTTGCGGATGATCTTCGGGTTGATGACGTCGGAGACCTGGCCGAAGCGCGGACGGCGGGAGAGGACGACGTTGTTCTTCTCGTCGTAGATGGTCTGCAGGTCGTAGCCCTTCCAGCTCTCGTCGTCCTGGGTGATCTCCAGGCCGTTGATGCGTCCGTGATAGGCGCCGGCGGAGAGGTCCGGGGCGTGGTTGTTCGTAACCAGGAACGGGAGGAAGGTGATCTCGAGCTGGCCGGACTCGTTGGGCAGGCGGATCTCCTTCTCCACGTCCGCGAAGTTGGCGCCGTAGCGCCCCTGGGTGCTGGAGAAGCCGGAGGTCACGCCGGACTGGAAGGTGTAGTCGTTGGTCGTGAAGGAGCCGGTCTCGTCCATGTACTTACGGGTTGTCCCGTTGTAGAAGGAGACCTTGTAGCGGGCGGTCATCGTCTGGCTGTAGGTGTTGGACGGCGGGCGTCCCGGGCGGATGGCCTGCTGCGTGAAGATGGTGCCGCCGCTGATGTAGTCCCCGTCCCGGCTGTAGGCGCCTACGTAGATGCGGAACTTCATCGTCAGGTTCGCGCCCCCGACCACGATGGGGATGGTGGCCTTGATGGATCCGTAGCTGGAGAGGCTGTCCGAGCTCTTTAGGGCCGTGACGAACATGTCCTTCCCGGTGTAGTAGATGGAGCCGACGCGGGGGTTGTAGTAATGCCCGGAGAGCGGGTCCACCATGCCGATGGCGCCGGTGCGGCGGAAGGGGTGGTTGTTCACGGGTTCCGAGACCGTCCTGGACGAGCCGCCCATCGTGACGGTGGCGTCCTGGTAGTCGGTGCTGTTGGTCTCCACAAGCACGAGGCCGCCATAGCTGGCGTCGAAGGACTCCTCGACCATGCGGGCGGCGGGCACGAAGGCGCGGCGGCCGGTCCCCTGGAGCATCTTGAAGGTGCGGGTGCCGCCGCTGCGGGTGCCGTCCAGGTACTCCGGGATCATGCCCATCTCGGCCAGGCGGAAGGTGTTGTCGAAGGCGTAGCGGAGCGTCAGGCCGGTGCTCTCCAGGACGTCTTCCAGGACCTTGTACCACTTGTTTCCGCGGCAGGCGTCGATGGTTACGTAGAGGCCCTTGAGGTTGACGGCGGTGAGCGTCCGGTCGGCGTCCTGGCAGAGGATGTGGTTGCCGCTGTTGTAGTCGGAGGCCATGTCCTTCAGGCCCATCGCGCCGACCTTGGCGAGCGCCTGGGTGACGAGAGAGCCGACGGAGACCATGCCGTCGGAGTCGGCGGTGCCGTCGAAGTCCAGGTCGTTCAGGTGGCCGAGGTTGTCGCGGGCGATGACGCTGATCGTGCCGTGGTAGATGAGCTGCTCCTCATAGCTGTCCGGGGTGATGTAGCCGGTCCAGACGGGCGTCACGGTCGAGCCGGAGACCTTCGAGAGGATGACCTTGTACTTGGTGCTGTCCGGTGTGAAGAACTCTTCCCACTGGCCCTGCTTGACGGTGGTGCCGCTCTGGGTGTAGGTCGGGTTGTCATAGACGTCCACGAGGATGAGCTCCAGGGAGGTCTTGACGATGGGCTGGAAGACGTCAGACTGCTGTCCCTGGAAAACGAGGTTGGCGGCCACGAAGCCGCCGATTTCGTAGGGGTAGCCGGAACCGAGCGAGCTGCTTCGGTTCTCGTAGATGGAGATGCGATATTTCGTTCCACCCGTCTGGGTGATCTCCTTGCGGTATTTCTCGTAGTAGGCCATGCTATCGCCCCCATTTGTCAAGGGTCCGCTCCCCGGAGAGGACGATGTCGTCCCCTTCGAGCTTGCCGCGGACGTAGATGGTGATCTCGGACCGGTTGTCCGTGTACTCGGAGGTGGCGGTCGACGCCGCGGAAGACGTCGTGGAGACGCCACTGCTGGAGCCGGAGGCCAGGGCCTTGAGCCCGGCCTTCGCGGCGGAGCCGATGGCGACGAGCGCCGTGCCGGCGGCGATGGCGGCGATGCCGTTCAGGGATTCCAGGGCCTTCTTGCAGGCCTCGACGCCTATGCCCTGCGCGATGAGGATCTCGCCCTCCTTCACGGCCATATCCGCGAGGGGCGTCAGGAGCGCCTGGGCTATCTTGCCGGGGTTGATGTCCTCCAGGCCCATGAACTGGTCCGCGAGCTCCTGGATGGCGTCGCCCACGCCGGCGGCGATGGTCTCCTTGAACTCCTGCGCGAACTCCTGGGCGCGTTCCAGGTCGCCGAGGAGCTTGTCCAGTTCTATCTGGAAGGAGTCGTCATCTATCTCCGGCAGCGAGAGGTCGAGGTCGGGCATCTCGAAGTCCTCCAGGTCCACGTCCAGGGCCTTCTTGACGAGCTCGTTGATGTTCCGGCTCCACTCCTCGGTGAGGGCGGTGGTCTCGAGGCCGTAGCGCTCCAGGAGGGCCTTCTCCTCGGTGTATTTCTCGTTCAGGATCTGGATCTCGCTCTTGGCGGAGTCCTGGGCCCGCTGGAGGATGCGCTGGGCCTGCTCGGCACCTGCGTCAGCGACGGCGCCCCCTGCCTTGGAGAGGGTGCCGAGCATGGAGTTGGCCCGCTGCTGGGCGTTCAGGGTCTCGGTGTCGACACGGATGACCGCGACCTCCGCGTCTGCCATGCCCTTGACGAGCTCGTCGTTGGCCTTGTCGTATGCCTTCGTGAGCTCGGCGACGTCCTTGATGGCCTGCGGGGTCTCCCTTTCAAGCTTCTCGAGGGCGAGCTGTGCATCACTCTTGCGCTGGCCTGCGGAGGCGTAGTCGGCGGCGGTCTGCGAGCCCATGGAGATGGAGGAACCGTAGGCGTAGTTGGCCTCGCGCTGGAGGCGGGCCCGCTCCTTCAGGTAGTCGCGCCCCTGGTTGATGATTTCCCGGTTCTGGTTGTACTCCTTCACCAGGAAGTCGATCTGCTCGTCGTTGAGCTGGGTCGCGGAGCGGAAGCTCTTGCGATGGGCCTCCGCTTCGTCGGCGTAGATCTGCTTCTTGACCTTGGCGAGCTCCTCGGTCTTGTCGATGATGTTCTGCGCGGCTTTCGCCCGCTCGGCCTCGCTCTTGGAGGCGTCGCGCATGATCTTCTGCTGCTCGGCGATGTATTTGTCGGCCTCGGCCTCCTGATAGGAGAACGAGGTCTTCCGCTCGAAGATCTCGTCCAGGGCCGCGGCGACCTCCTTGCTGACGCGGTAGGCCTCCCGCATGTTGGAGAAGAGATTGTTCCAGCCGTCCCCGCTGGAGATCTGGCGGACGAAGCTGGCGTAGGCGCCCTTGATGCCCGCCATCGTGGTGTTCCACTCGTCGCCCCATTTCTGGGTCAGGCGGACGGCGTCCTTGGCGAATTTCGCCACGGCGGTGCCGATGGCGGTCCAGACGGCGACCGCTCCGGCCTTGAGGCCCTTGAGCTTACCGAGGAAGCCGGTCGCCTCGTCCCCGGCCTCCTTGATTCCTTTCGAGTATTCGTCCTTCTTGAGGCCGAGCTTGACCCAAAGGTCGCCTATCTTACCCATTGTTCGGTTCCTCCCTTTCTTTGCGTAGTTGTTCGAAGATCTTGTTCAGCTCCGCGACCTCCTCCGGGGTGACCCGGCAGTCGTGCGCGGCCTGGACTGCCTCCTCCCTGGTCGGTCCCTCCCACGGGAAACGGACGTACTCGGTCGGCTTCCTCGCCCTCGGCGGCTTGATGTAGGGGTTCTGGTCGTAGACCTGGAAGGCGATCCACCGGGCGACCTCCATCCTCTCCTTGTCGGCCTCCTCCTTGCCCTTGCGGAGCAGTTCGTACTCCCTCCGGGTGGTGAGGGCGGCCTGGAGCTCGGTCTTGCCGCAGCGCCCTACGAGGAACGCCTCGACCGGCTCATAAGCCGGCAGAGGAAGCCCTTTTTTTTTACCGGCTCCGCCGTCTCCTGCTCCTTGAGCTCCGCCTTCCTGGCTTCGGCCTCCATCTCCTTGGTGGTCTTGCCGGTGAGGGCGCAGACGAAGAAGGCGACGGCCTTGGCGAAGCCCTTGGGGTCGGACTGCATGAGCGCGTGGAAGTCGCCGCGGGTGTGCGGGAAGTCCTCCATCGTGCCGTGCCCGTCGAGCTCCCAGGCGTTGATGGCCGCGAGGTACATGAGGTCGGCGTAGCGCTCCCAGACCTGCGCGTTGGTCGCGTCGTCAGGGAGCGGCGGGATGCCGGCGGCCTCCTCGTAGACCGCAAGGTGAGGGGTGACGAGCAGATCGACCGCCACCCCCTCCTTGATAGTCAGCGTCTTCCGTACCGGGACCATAGGCTTACGTCAGGGTCGGGGTGTGAGAGACGGCGCCGTTCGCGGTGACGCTGATGGTGCGGGAGCTGACCGCGCCGAAGTCGTTGACGTCGGAGACACCGGTGACGATGGCGTTGAAGGCGTCGCCGCTGGTGAGGGTCGTGCCCGTCAGGACGCCGATGAAGACGTCGATGGCGGCGCCGTTGAAGATGCCCTTCAGGGCCGCCTTCTGGGCGTTGTCGGAGTTGTCCGCGAAGACGGTGATCTCGGCGGTCGCGCCCTTCTTGCCGGTGATGAACTGCGCCCAGGCGGTGGACTTGTCGCTGGTCTCGACCGCCTCCTGGGTGATGTTGAGGGAGTTGCTCTGCTCGCAGGAGAGCCAGGTGTACGTCGTGCTGATCTTGATGTACGCCTTCTTGGTATTACCGAGGGATGCTGCCATGGTTTATAGGGTTTTTGGTTGTTTTCTGCTTGGTTAGTCGTCTTCCTCGTCCTCTTCCCACAGCGGGTAGGGAGAGAGCGGGCCGGTGGCCTGGAGGGAGATCGTGCGGGAACTCACGGCTCCGAAGTCGTTGGTGTCGCTGACGGCGGTGACTACGCAGTCGCCGAACTCCATATCGGCCCATTCGTCGGTTCCCGTCACACCGACGGCGAAGTGGACCACGCCGCCGACGAAGAGGCCCTGCAGGGCCATAATCTGGCCGTCGTCGTCGTTGTCCGCGTAGACCGTCACCTCGAAGGTGCCGGAACGCTTCGCGGAGAGGAACTTGGCCCACTGGCTGGACTTGTCGCTGCACTCCGCGGCCTCCTGCGCCCGGTTGATGGTGTTGGAAGTCTCGCAGCCGAGCCAGACGACGTCCTGGACGTTGGTGATGTCGTCCGCGCCGGAGCAGATGTATGCTTTTTGAGTGTTTCCGAGGGTTGCTGCCATAGTGTCTTGCGTTTAATCGTTCTGGTCTTCGACCTCCGGGTCCACGGGAGGGTCTTCGGGGTCCGCCGGCATGACCGGGGTGTCGGGCTCGCTGGGTGCGGGCTCGTAACCGGTCGCCGAGACGTAAATGTCCATCTGCTGGAGCAGGCGGTAGACAATCTTATCGCTGTCGCTGCTCTCCGGGAGGTCCTGAAGCTGGACGGGCAGGATGCCGATGAAGCTGAAGTACGGAGAGAGGTCCAGAGGCGTCTCCGTCAGGAGCTTCAGGTTCTTCGCGCACATTTCGTTGGCCTGGTCGAGGGAGCGGTTGCTGATGCTCTCCACGACAAGGTTGAGGACGCGAAGGTTGCCGCCCTTGTCCTGGCGCTGGCCTTCCGTGATGGTGTGGATCTCCACGCGCGGAAGGAAGGCGGACTTGCCGACCGTCACGCCCGGACGGGACAGCCGGGAGACCACTGCCGAATAGACGGCATCGTATGCGCTGTTGTCGTAGGTCATCTCGTTACGGGCGTGTTTCTAATCTCCCGGGCCTGCATGGCCATCCGGGCGGTGTTGTTTCTCAGGATCTTAGCGACCTCCTCCGTGATGAGGGTGCCCACATTCGCGCCCTTGGTATTCTTGTTAATGGCGGGGACGAAGAAGGCGTGGGGCTGTGTGCCCTCCCTGGCTATCCGCTTGGCGTAGGCCCATCCCATCGCCCGGGCGACGCGCCAGTCCTTGAGGTGGTATTTCTTGTAAGCCCAGGCCGCGAGCTCGTCGGGCGGGGGCATCTTGCCGGCACGTCGTCCGAATTCCACGTACAAGGCGTAGCCGGCGTTGCGGTTGGTAGTGTCAAAGAATCCGATGACGAGGTTCAGGCCCTCCCGCATGACGTGACCGGAAGCGCGGAGCAGACCGGTCACCACCGAGGTGTTCTGGCGCAGGTTCTTCTGCGCGTCCGCGATGATCTTCATCCCCACCTTCGAGAGGCCCTTCATCGTGGCTTCCACGACGGACTTGTCCGCCTGCTCGAGGTTCCGCTTGAGCTGGTCGAGGCCTTCGAGCTCGATGTAGCCGTTTCTCTGGTCAGCCATTGGTCACCTCCTGCGTAGGTGCAGGCGGGTTTTCCTGCACGGGGTTGTCCACCTGGTACCAGCCCGAGACCCGGACAATCCGGCCCCGGTTGTCAAGGATCTCCGGGGTCGGAAAGTGGATCTGGTGGCCGCGCCAGGTGATGCCATTGAAGGGGAAGCGCTCCGGATCCGGGAGGCGGAACTCGATGTCCACGCCGACCACGTCTGCCTGCTGGAAGGTGAGCATCGTCTTCGTCGAGCTCATCTGCCGCACCATGGCGTAGACCTCCAGGACGTCCTCCGGTGTACCGAAGTCGGCATGACCAAAACGGTCGACGGTGGCCGCAGCCATCGTCAGCATGATCCGGTCGTTATATCGCCGGGCGCCCTGGGAGTCCCGTCTCATAGCAGTCCGTAGGTC